ATGCAGTAGGCGTGAGACCATTCTGTTCGAAGCCGTTGAGGATGCGATGTTCGAAGTCATCGTTCTGGATGATGCCGTATTTCTCGGACACCTTACCAATGATTGCTCCGTTATCGCACCGCTGATTGCCCCAACAGTTAGCAGGAATGCCTTCGCTCGTGTAGAGCGGAACGGCACGGACTGAATACTTATGGGCGTTAGCACCGAAGGAAACCTTCGGGCTGTTAGCAGAATGTCTTGCGACTTCCTGCTCGTATTGAAGACGCAGACTGGTGAGGTCGGCATCGGACTGAATGTTGTAGGACAACATATGTGTGTTTGGTTTTTCTTTGGGTTATGTGCTACTTCGCACTAGAACCTGTGGAGGCTCCAATGTTTTTCGCACAAATTTAGGGGACAGGGACAGAAGCGATTAGTCTGGGTTAGAGAGTAATGGCGTTAAGTAGTGCATCGACTTCGTGCTCATCGCATCCAGCGTCATTGATGACCTTGAAAATCCTTTCGGATACTCCGTGGTCAACCTTACGCCACGCTTTGCAAGCGGAACTGATATCGATGAAGATATTGCCATTCCCAGTAAGCCTTGCGGATGGGTAATCCGCTGGCTCGATGGTTTGTGGAATCTCTAACATCTTAACCAACTCTGCGATGCGTTCTTCGGAGACCTTGGACTTCTTAGGCATTGGATTTGCCCTCGCTCTTGGTCTGTTCGTAAGCGGATTGGAGCATCTCGCCCAGCACAGTTTGAACTGTGTGTCGGGTGTTTTCGCTGAACCAATTATCCCACTCTGCTCCGAACTTGGTCTTGAACTGCGACTCGATACGCTCTGCGACAGCGTGTTGAATCTCGTCATCGATTGCGTTCTGACAATTGGCTTGTGCGTTCTCACGAGCCTTGCCTAGCGAGCGTTGGAATTCGCTGTCAACAATCTCTGCAACCATCGTAGCGAACCAATCACGCTTTAAGTCGTTGCTAATCTCATCGGACAATTCACCACGCTTAATGGTTTCGTCTTCGGAGAGTTGCTCGGACTTCAGCATCACATCGGAGCAATCGATATCGTCAGTAGTAACGATGTCGTTGTCGCTGATGATGTCAGACCAATCAACCTTGCGTAGAACTTTATCTGCGAGGTCATCGTAATCCAAGACACCTTCCAACTCGTAAGACCAATCACGATTGCCAAGTGCATCGTCAATCTGGTCTGAGAAGTCGTGGTCATCGAGGATACTTCCGACACCATCCTTGAAGGATTCGGATTCGGAGACATCGTAATCATCGAGCCAGTTCTTGAGCCAACTCATAACGCTCTTTGACACCAGCGTGTCGAAGTGCGGTTTGAACTGCTCTTGCGTTGATGCGTTGATGTCATCCATCTCCAACATCACTCGGAGTTTGTTATTCTCCATCTCCAAGCACATCACTCGCATCTCCAACAGAGCGTACTTGTGCTCTGTCGTGTTGGCTGGGAGGAACCAAGCCAGTAGTTTACCAATCATTTGCTTCATAGGCGTATCTGTTTATGTTTGTTTCGTTTCTGTGGACTCACACAGCGATACTACCCTAGTTAGTTTGGTCGGGGTTCACGCTGAATGAGAAAGGGATGCTGTGCTACTGTCTACTGCCTTGTGAAAACTTGGCGTTTGAAGGTGTAGTATGTAGCACAGCAAAGTTAAGCCCACACCCGAAGGTGTGAGCAACAGTTTCACGACTTGTTTGGGTCGGTGATTGTAATCGTAATCACGAACGCTGTGCTTTTTTTCTGTCGGCGTTCAGCACTAAGCCTTTGGTTGCGAGCGTTCTGATACGCATTGTGCTTCAAACGCTTTTCTTCTTTCGTCAGTACAGGTGACAGTCCTGCCCAACGCTTTTTGGCTGACTCACGCATCCTCTGTCTTACTTCCTCAGAGCGTTTGTACATACCAGCAGGAGCACCACGCTTGGTTCTTTGCAGTCTTCGCATCTCTCTTACATCTGCCCAACGCTTTTGACCTTCGGATAACGCATCGTATTCTGCTTTCCGCTTTGCTTCTGCAATCACACGCTTCTCTTCGGCAGTCTTTCGCTTGAACATTTTACCTGCTTCCTTCTCTGCCTGTCTTGCGTAGTAACGCTCCTCTGCTTCTTTTGCGATTCGGATAGTACGCTCTGTCGAAGTTTCCTTTAACGGACCACGCTCAAACTTGTACAACTTAGTTTCACTTCCTACAACGAACTTTCGTCCGCTTGAAGTTTTCGGCTTGGCGTGAACAGGCGGGTTGATGTATCTGCCCTGTGCGTTTAACTTCTTACGATAGAAGCGACTCATTGGTTTTCGTTCTCCCATTGCGTCAGACGATTGACGATGCGAACCTCTGGCTCTGGCTCGATAGTTTCTTCGCTCACATACTGCGTCTTGATGTCTGGGCGATACTTCTTGAACTTCTCTGCTTCACACTTCGGGCAACCCTTGAACAGTTCGATTTGGTGACCATCGAAGTACCAGAACGATTCCACACCGCTACCACAGTTGCACTTACTCATAGCGGTTCAGATTATTCTGCTCCTCGTCTTCTTCGCCATCAATCGGGTTGCTCCAAGCAACACCACGAAACACACTCTTCGTTGGGTTGACGAATCCGTTTACCTTTGCGGTTGCCTTCTTCGCTTTGCCTTTGGCACGGAGACCGATAACAACTCCGTGACAAACATACAGAGCGTTAGGATACGGAAGTCTCGCATCGAGGAATCGCAGGTCACTCTTATCTCCATCGATTACTTCGTAACCATTCCAAGACGATGGGAGCGAACCATCGTTCTCGAAAACGACAGCGACATTGATTCCGTTAGCGAGACACCACTTGCTCTCTTCGAGATTCCTTTCCGAATGCGAGAAGGTGAGATGGTAGTTCATCGGCATCTTATCCATATGCCAATCAACGATGCGTTCGAAATCTTTTGTGTAGTCGTAGAACTGCACATCTGGATAACGATGCATAATCAACCTCATCTCCAATCTCCACAAATCCGATGTGCCGTTGATACGGACACACGGTTTTAACTTTCGCTTCAACCGTTTTGTGTTGCGGTAGCAAAGGTTCTCGTGGTTCTGAACTTCACGGCTAATCTTCGCCCAGAAAGTTTCTGGGTTGCTCGCCAGCCACGCAGTTTTCTTTTTGCGTGATGCGATGATGTTCGGGAAGATGCCAGCCATACCTGCGGTGTTGAGACACAACGCTTTGCAATGTGCAGTAGCGTGGGTGCAGGTGTCGATGATTCCACTCGTATCTGACGGAGACAGATAAAGAATTGCGGTGGAGTATCCGAGTTGCTCGCCCTTGCGAGTCTTTGCGTTGTCGAAGTTGAATAACTTCATAGGAGTGTTTGTAGGAGTTTGATAAGACAGATAAATGCAAGTGCAGGGTCGGACTGCACTCACACTCGTCAGCGATTACTTATTCTCCGACACATCCGTGTCGAACGAGTCAGCAACCGTGGAGGAGATTTCGCCACGGTTCATAACTTTGTCCTGTTCGTCAGCCATCATCACACGCCAGTAATGAGTGCCAGCCTCGAAAGAGGCGTACACTTCCTTCGTGTTGTCATCCACGATTTTGGTTGCGTCCTTCTCGAAACCATTGTCGTGCTGGAACATCGACTTGGTGAACGCTTCCATCACACCCGACTGCAACTCGAAAGCCACCATCTTGACAAAGTCATAGGCGGTGATTTTCTGTCGGTAGGTGTTACCAGTCGTTTCGCTTTTGGTGGTCAGCGTGATGGCAAAGAAAGAACGGTAACCATTACCGCTCACCTTTGCGAACGCTCGCAGGAACTTTCCGTTGCCTTCGTAATCATTCTCATAACTGCTGGGAGCGTTATGCGAGTAGATTACCGTTTCGAGGACAGTCACCGTGACTGCCGTCTTGAACTTAACAATGAGGTTATCGCTCATAGTTTTATTACCGCACAATTCAGAATAAGACTTCCCTGTGAATGTTTTTTATTTTGGTTAAACATCCGCAGGGTGTAGCAACCCCAGTCCGTAGTGGACTGGGCATCGCCTCGTCTTACCCGACATCGCTTGGCTCAATGGTAAGATAGCAGATACTGGGAGCATAAAATCAAAATCGGGAACGAGTCCGACCACGGACACCCACCATCCTTACCCCAGTTGCCCAATTGAAGCCTTATGCGGAAGGCTTTTTGCCTTAATTTTTTTCCTCAGAAATGTCCACAATCTCACCAGAGAGCATCTTGTTGATGGCTTCGTGGGAAACCTTGAGTCTGTGTTCAGTAACTACTACAGGCTGGTCGTTAAGCGTCTGAACCTTATCGATAAGGATAGCGAGGGCTAGTGGCATCTGGCTGATAGGCAGTTTATCGATTTCAGTATCTAGACGAATCGCACCCTTCATAATAATAGACTTGAACAAGGTGCTAACGCCCTTCTTGTATGTACCTAGGTCAATATCCTTATCACCCATATCCTGCCTAACCGCCACGACAGTATGACCAGACACCTCAACTTTCTCCTCGATTTCTCTTTGCGTATGACCTGCTTCAGTCATCCAAACAATTTCCTCCTTCTTTTTTGGGTCTAATTTTTCAAGGGTCGTAGACTTCTTGTCGGTTTTGACTCTTTCGTAGGGCGATTCGCTTTCCATAATATTAAAATGACACATATTTTCATTGCTTGCAACTTAGAACCTCCAACTAGCACCCATCAAGCCGCCTTGAGGATTCTGAAGTCCAAAAGTGGGAAAATGTTTGTTGGAAAGATGAAAAACTCCAAGGTGGTGGGCTGGGTATCCGCTTTTAGCCTACACGCCAAGCGGTATGTACCCGCTGTACCCATTGAGGGGGCTGTGGAGGTCGAAATCAGCCTGTACTACACACCCCCAAAGTACCTTTTACCAAAGATTAACAAGTGTAAAACGCTTGTAAAAACCACCAAACCAGACTGCGACAATGTAGTCAAGGTCATTCTGGATGAATTTACAAAGTTGGGATACTGGCTTGACGATAGCCAAGTCTGGAGCCTAACTGTCCGCAAGTATTGGTCTCAGCAACCCGCTGTGCTCTGTACGATAACCCAAAACCAAAACCAACAAAATGCCCAACAACCCAGTAGCCAGTAAAATGTCGGAGAGCGAGTACCGCTCTCTTCAAGGTCTTAACGCTTCCCGCTTTAAGGCTTTCGTCCGTTCACCATTCCACTTTAAACACCAGAAGGAGATTGAGACCACCGAGGCTATGCGTGTCGGTACTGCTATCCATACGGCTATCCTTGAGCCAGAAGAGTACTTCGCCTCCATCGCTTACCTGCCAGACATCGATGGTCGCACCAAGGAGGGAAAGATTCTGAAGGCTGAATTTGAAGAGAAGAATGTCGGCAAGATTATCCTCAAGGCTGACAGCCAAGAGGTCGTGGAGCGTTGCTGTAAGGCAGTCGTTGCCTGTATGAAGGCTAACGCTGACAAGTTCAGTTCTGGAATCCGCAAGGAGGTTGTCGTGCTTGGTAGCCTATTCAAAATCGACTGTAAGGCTAAACTCGACATCGTTGATGTGGAGCGTGGTGTCATCACGGACATCAAGTCGTGCCAAGACGCTCTGAAGTTCCGCTATGATGTGCAGGATAGGCTGTACTGGGTACAGGCTGGCTTCTACTGCCTTATGGCTGAGATGATGTGGAACAAGCCCTTCTCGTTCCAGTTCATCGCTGTGGAGACCACGGAGCCTAGCGGGGCTGTCCTGTATACTGTCTCCGATGAGGAACTGACCGCTTGGAAGAACTGTGTGACTCGTGACTTGGCTCGCTATATGATTTGCGACACCATCAACGAGTGGGACGGTTACGCTCCCTGTAAGACGCTTCCTGCTCTCTCCCAAGCCACATATTCGTGAGCAAGCCATCGTTTACTGGTGTCTGGATTCCTGTAGAGGTCTTCCAGTTGGAAACGCTTACTATCACCGAAAAGGTGGTATACGGAATCGTGAACGCCCTCGACAATGAAGAGGGCTGTTTCGCCTCCAACGGCTACCTTGCAACAACCCTGCAACTCAGCGACAGACAGGTCAAGAATGTCCTCAAAGCCCTTATCGACCACCAGTTGGTAGTCCGCATCGAACTGAACGGCAGACGCATCCTACGGACTGTGGAGAAGCAAGCGTTGGTGGGTGCTATAGATTTCCTAGGGAGGGGGAAACCTATTTCCCGCAGGGGGGGAAGTAGACTTCCTACATATAGAAAAGAAGATAAGATAGAGTATATCAATACAGAGGTATTGCCCTACGGAGAGTCTTTCAAGGAGGCTTGGACAAAGTGGGAGATGTACCGCAAGCAGACCAAGAAGCCTTTGACCCCTATGACCAAGACGGAGCAGTTGAAGTTGCTGGGGTCTTGGGCTAACGAGACACAGGCTGTAGATTCCATAAACAAAAGCATTGCCTTTGGCTGGCAGGGGCTTTTTGTAATAAACAGTAACGGCTCCAAAGCCAAAACCTTAACCAACAACGACCACTCCAATGGCTTCTAAGTGCATTCATTGCAAAGCACCTGCTACTCCTGTATGGGATAGCCGTGCTGTGAAGTTTAAGACTAATGTGTCTGTGTGCCTAGATTGCTTTGGCACGGCAGAGTATCACGATTACCCTTACTCCTACAGGGGGGTGTTCGATAAGCACGACTGGGCTTTCAAGTCGATGCACCCGAACACGCCTAGTGCTTTCCAAGACACCGTGGTCAGTAAACTCGCTCCCCAGATGCAACAGGCTCTGGAGGAGTACACCCCAGACCAAAGCGTACTGCTCCACGGTGTCACAGGGACAGGGAAGACCCGCTGTGCTTGGGCTATGTTCAACAAGGGCTGGCTTCACCACTACCCCAAGTACTCTGAGTTCCTCACGATGCGGAAACTGGAGCAGAAGATTGAGCACGGCTTTGCAAATCAGACTCACGGAGATGTCATCGAGCGTCTGACTTCCTGCTCTCTGCTGGTCATTGACGATTTAGGTAAAGAACGCTTGACCCAGCGTATGGAGACTGATTTGTTTTCAATCATTGACGAGCGTACCTCAAATAAACGCCCTACAATCATAACAACTAACTATAACGGAAGCGGACTTTCTGATAGATTCAATAACGGAGAAACTGGCACAGCCATTATCCGAAGACTGAAAGACTATTTTAAAATCTACGGAGCCTCCGTTACCCAATAAATTCCCACTATGGAAAACCCAACCACCAACAATGCGACTTCCGAACTCATCGGGGTCAACAACGCAACCAAGTATGTCGTACTTCCCGATGGTCGTATGGCTCGTCTGCTGAAGCCTGTGAAGGTTAAGCACTACCTGTACTACTCGTTCATCAACGACCAAGGCAAGGCTGTCCGTATCAATGCGAACAACGCTCGCTCCGTCAATGAAATCGTGGTCAGCAAGAAGTAACCAACTCTGGACACGCATCGATATGCAAGACGATACTCTTCCTAAGCCTAATCTGGCTGAACTGTACATCGCCATCGGAAATGTACACGCTGAGACGAAGGACATAGTTGCGGATGACTTCAATCCGCATTTTAAGAATAAATTTGCGAGCCTATCGGCTCATTTGTCTTATCTTAAGCCCCTGTTCCACAAGCACGGTCTTACGGTGATTCAACTGCCTACCTCTGAGTACCACGACAATGGTATTGGTATCAAGACCATCATCGCCCACAAGAATGGTACGAGCATCGAATCCTCGTGCGTTGTTCCTGTTGGCGAACAGGCTACTGGTCAACAGGCTGGTGCAATCCTAACTTATCTTAGACGCTATTGCTTGGCTTCTATTGGAGGTCTGGCTACGGCTGATGATGACGCAGAAGTAGACCGTGTAGTTAAGACTGCCTCTGCTCCTTTAAAGAAGTCAGCCCCAGATTTTAAACCAGCCACCTTTGTTGCCCCTCATACTGGTAGCGTTGGTATTGATTTTGAACTGACTGTTCCGTTCGGCAACAACAAGGGTACTGCCCTGTCCGCTCTCGCTGATAAGGACTTGGACTACTGGGCTAACAAGTGGGAGCCTAAGCCGTGGGAAAAGACTGGCAAGGTAGGTGCTAAGGACCAGTCCCTCAAGAAGTCTGCACAGGCTCTCTGGGCTTTGAAGCAGAACGGTGGAGACTCCGAACCCGAATCTACTGACGAGGTTCCGTTCTAACCAATCTGTCCCTGTAGTTCAATGGATAGAACATTCGCCTTCTAAGCGAATTATCTAGGTTCGATTCCTAGCAGGGACATTTTTCACCAATGAAATACGCACTACTTCTCCTGTGTCTCAATGCACAGGCGATGGAAATCACGGATGGCTTTTTGGATAAATTAGCCATCATCGAATCTGACAACAGATGCACCTCTATTTCAGATAAAGGAAAGTCTCTTGGAGCCTATCAACTGCATCGCTCCGCTTGGGAAGACGCTTGTAAGCGTAATCTTGCCAATTGGGAGTACAACAAGTCCAACGCATTCAATTACCCAATCGCACGGCAGGTAGCCCAATGGCATTGCGAATGGATTGTGCAGACGCTTGAGCGTAACAACATCAAGCCCACTCCTATGCGTGTCTATATGTGCTACTGTATGGGCGTTACTGGAGCCTTGAAGCGTAAAGTTAATACTGACCTTGATTACCCTGCACTCAATCGTGCCAGAGGCATCCTATGAAAAAGAAACGCACTTGGAAACGCCCTGCTCACGGAGGCGGTCACCTAGAAAACAAAAAGCAAACTCCAGCAGAGTTCAGCAAGACCAAACAATACTTTGCGTCTGCTAAGGCTATGTGGGAAACCCTGTTTGCCAAGCCTCTCAATAAATATGAATCACAATAACCAAAATGGTCTCAAAGCGTCTGCCCTCCTCCTTGGTCTTAGCGTTGAAGAACTTATCCAAATCCTCCACAATGCCAACTCCGTCAAAGAAATCCGTACAGCCAGCGGACAACCGTTTATCCTTCCTGCTGTCTGGAGCGAGGAGAAGCAAAGCGAAGTTCATCTACTTGACAATCAAGGACGCAGAGAACCTTCTGCTATTCCTACGCTCAAAGAAAATGGAGATGCCAAACACAAATGAGTAAATACATCAAATTTGTGGCATTTGGGGACAATCACGGAGATATGGTGGACGAGGATGCCTCGTCTGCCCTGTTCAAGTTCATTAAATCGTATGCTCCAGAGGAGCGTATTCACCTAGGAGATTGTTTTGATTTTCGCAGTATTAGGTCTGGTCGCAGTATGAAAGAGGAAGGTGAATCCCTTGAGGATGACCTTCAATGGGGAAAGCATTTTATCCAGCATACCAGCCCTACTGTATTTCATTATGGAAACCACGAAGACCGACTCGACCAAATCATTCACTCATCGCACAACGCAATGGCTAAAGACTATTGTGAAGAAATGGATGCCTCTATTCGAACTACCCTTAAAGTGGGTGGGTGTAAGAAAATCTACCCCTATCACGCTGAAGAGGGTGTCCACACCTTGGGAAAGGTACGAACAGTACACGGATATACTTGCGGGGTCAAAGCAGTTGAAGAACACGCAATCCATTACGGACTGGAAACAGGAGCAGTCCTTATGGGACACATCCATAGCATCCAACAAACCAATGCACGAAGATATCGTGGTACTGTTGGTTTTTCGGGAGGGTGCTTATGCAAAAAGCGTGAGATGCTCTATGCGAAGAACCGATTGGCTACTTCTAAGTGGGGTACTGGATGGCTGTACGGATTCGTACAGGGTAACGACTGGAAAGTTTGGCAAGCCCACCGAGTCGGAAAACAATTCATCTTCAGCCACGAAAGAGAATGAAGATAACTACCAGTCAGTTTTTGAACGAAATCAACAACAGGGGGCAATACAGAAAGGTGACAGCAGAACCTATTCCGAAGGGGTACTTATCATCCGTAAATTTAGCGAAGAAGTATTCTATTCCTCTAAGAAACTTGCAGATGAAATTAGTCGTAGAACTAAGAAACGGAAATGTGCTGTTCGTTCAAAAAAGAGTAAAAACTAGTCCTATTTCCATCCGTAAGATTTACCTCTACAAATTCAAAGATGCCAAAACCGAGAAGGCTTTCAAAAGCGGAATTAAAGGATAACGACAGGGACTACCCTGTAGGCATCTTCCTTGAACCTAGGGAATGGCTAGACCAAGCCATCCTAGGGCTGGATGCCCTTACAGGAGGCGTTCTGTATGACTATGAGACCATCGTTGAGTGCTTCATTGTCAAAGACGGTCTGAGCCGAAGCCAAGCCTGTATGATTGTGGACTACAACATTGACAAGGGTATGGGTATGCTACCAGAGCCAAAGCCTGTCATCCACCGAGCAGAGGCTGTTGAAGAAGATGAATACGATTAGGCACTAGCCACCTTTCGTGCGAAGGTGGTAGCACCGTTTCTCTATAAGTCCCAAATGGAACGCAACGCCAACAACAGCAAACAAACCACCGCACGAACTTATTTGAGCAAGCCAAGTTTGCTCCAATAGGTTGGTCTGTCAAGATAGGAACCACCAGACCGCTCCGATGCCACAAGAGGACAGAGCGACAATCGTAAGACCAGAAATCTTCCACGAACTAAATGCAGTTACCAGAATTCCGAATATCAATAACCCTAAACAAGCCGAACTCGCTTGGTACACTACTCTGGTCTTGGTTTCTTCT